CCTATATCGGTGCATCCGCTGTTCAAGGACGAATGGTTTATGCCCACAAGGTAACACGCGCGACCGCTATTCGTTGTATGTACTCACCAGCAGAACTGGGAGCTACTCTGGCCGCGGGCACAAGTGGAAAAACTGCCATTACTGCTTCGAACGCAGCTGGAACCGCAAAGTATCGTTTGAACCCCTCTACTCGCGTGGTTTTTGACCAGTCAGATTCTGGCTTTACCGCAATTGCTACTCAACCCACCACTGTGGCCGGTGACATCCTCGAGGTTGTGGACTTTGTCTCAAGCAAGGCTGCGAAAGTGTCATATCTGACTGTAACTGCTGATGTGATTGGAGCGTAAGCTTCGACAATTGGAGACGGCATCATGCCCTACCTGACATTTGCTGAATACTTCAACTATGGAGGGGAGCTGGAGAACCCCGCTTTCCTCCGTATGGAGTTCAAGGCGCGTTTGCTGATTGATCAGCACACCTTTGGTCGACTTAAGGCTGATACTGCCTATACTGAGCCTGTGAAACGGCTGACATTTGAGCTAATTGGCCTGCTTGGTCATAGCGATGTCGCAAATGCAGATTATCAGCCTAAGGTCGAATCCGAGGGGAACGATGGTTATAACATAAAGTTCGCAATGGATACAATTCCTTCGCTCACACAAGCTGAGAAGATCAAAGTTGATTTGATTGAACAATATCTCCGTGGTGAACACAATACGGCCGGTGAACTTCTGCTATGCAGGTGGGCATGACAAGTCTATTTCGCTCACTGATATGGGATAAGCCGATCACGGTCTATCACCGTACTGAGAGCACTGTGAACGGGAAAACCGTCATTACCTGGACGCGATCCAATTTTGACAATTGTTTTTATGGATTGAAGAAACGCCAGGTGATTGATGGTCTTGCCTTGCGGTCAGACAATATTCACATTGTGCGCATTCCGGCTTCAGCGATCACTGAAGATTTCATACTGAGTAAGGGTGACATTATCGTGAATGGTCATGTAACAGACACGTTACCATCTAATGATTCCGGATCCGCCTTACGCACTAAGTATGCAGAGCGTTGTTTTGTGGTCAACGTCTGGAGTGACAATCGGAGTTTACCTACCACCGCGCACTTGTCCGCATCGGAGGACTGAAAATGGCGTTCAAGGTTAAATCGGTAAGAGCGGATATCAACATTCCAAGGGCGATTAGAAGGATCGATAATGATCCCTTCTGGACCTTTGCGGCATCGGAGTGGAACAGGCTGATTATGCCGTTTGTACCATTTCGGACCGGCGCTTTATCGACCAATACGACTATTACGCCGAAGAAAATCACCTATGAAGAGCCCTATGCCAAACATGTCTATAAGATGAATGCTAATTTTCGCAAGGATACACATCCGTTGGCAACTAAAGAATGGGATAAAGTCGCCGCGCCGGTTAAGAAAGGTCAACTGATTCGGACACTGAAGGACTACATCCAATCCAAGGGGCTTGAAAATGGATAATAAGCATCAAGCTGTTTGGGATTGGTTGTTTACCTGTTCGGAAATTTCCGATCTGTTTTTTAACTTTGGTGCATCGGCTAACGGCAACACAATCGTTGGTACTACCGCGGCTGAAAGAGTAGTGAGGGCATTTATCAACGGATCAAGCGTCCGTCAATATGACTTTGCCATCATCCAGTTCAAGCCCGCTAATACACAAACCCCCAATAATACTGAGAACGCCACAGTCATGTTTGACGTTGAATCAGTCATGCAGTGGGTGGATACACAGGCAATAGCGCGCAGCTTTCCGGCTTTTCCGTCAAATTGCCAAATACAAACAATCGAGAACCTGAATAACATGCCAATCGTAGCCGGTCAGGATGAACTGGGCGCGAAATACATGTTCACGGTCAGAATTACTTACTTAGAGAGACGAGGATAAAAATGCAAATTTTACGATGGATGATTGCCGATTATTTGAATGTTGGCACGGACGCGGTTCCCAATTACGCCTTAATGGGCACCGGCTTTAACAAGATCGACGAACAGCTGAATCCGCAAACCAAGGAAACAGCCTATGTCGATGATCAATCGAAGACCACCCGGACACTGGGTTACAAAAACGTATTCCCCTTTGATGCTGAGGTCTTCACCGATGAGACCGCTGTGATGAAGATCTACAACGTCGCACGCAATCGCCTGGTTGGATCCAATGCCGAAGTGAATTTCATTCGCACGGATATTGTGGTCGATGCAAGTGGTGTGCCTTTGACAACTGCTGTTCCCGCGCGCAAATTCCGCTGTTCAATTGAAGTTACCGAATTCAGTGGCACTCCTACTGAGGAACTGAAGCTGACCGGAAACTTGAATGGTATTGGCGATCACGTTGAAGGAATGTTTGATCTGACCACCAAGGCACTTGCAATAGCCGGTGACGCTGCGCTTGTGTTGACTGTCACGTCCGTTGCTGGAACCGGAGTTGGTAATACTGACATTACCGTAAGCCCTGCAAAATTGGCTGCGAACACCTATGTTTACAAACTTGATGCTTCTGTTCCCACGTTGCCAGTGCTGTTTGATGTTCTGACAACTGGTTGGACGGCCTGGAACGGCATAGCTGATATTGCTGCCATAACTGGCCACACCATCACTGTTGCTGAAATCGATGCTGACAGCAAGTGCATTCGTGTTGGTCAGGACACCGTAGTCAGTGCAGCGGAATAACAACCGATGAATATTGATTACGAACCAAAAGAGATTGTTGCGTCCATAGGGGGCCGGGAATATCCTGTTGCCCCCAGGACGGAAAAGATCGAACGCGCGCTTCGTGAACTCGAAGCCGGATCCGGAAGCGTATCTCAGTATGAGAGCGATATGAAGACGGTCCAAACGCTGTTAGGTGAAAAGGCCGCAGCGGAGATATTCCCCCTGGGTGAAGAAGAGAACCTCGATCGGCTTTATTCGATCTCGGTAAAACTCTTGGGAGCGTATCGTGCTAACTATACTGAGCTCGCTTCGGAATCTGCGAAAAACCAGATGGACCCGATTATTGAGCAACTCAAGGAACTTTCAAACAACATCAAGCCATTGTTGGAGCTCACGCAAAAGATGGCCAGTAAACCGAATCGGAAGAAATGAACCTGTTGATCGACGCGCTGCCAAATAAGGTCGACGACTGCGAAATCCGCACGGATTTTCGGGTCTGGCTGCGCGTCTATGCCCTGGTAGATCATGTTGTATCTGAGCAATTGCTTGAACGTGATTACTTCGTCAAAACCATGGACAACCTGGGTGATCTGATTTTCCTAGAATGGCCGGACTTCTACACCATTGATGTATTTCGTGGGGTGTTGGATTTTCTCTCCTGCAAGGACGCGGCACAATTCAACCTGGATAAGAGCGGCAAAACAGGCTCAAAATCAGCGGATATTGCGTTTGACATGGCATTCGATTCAGGAGCGATCTACGCCTCATTTTTGCAACAATATCAGATGGATCTGCGTAAAGTGAAGCAACTTCACTGGTACGAATTCAATGTATTGTTGCAGAACTTAACCGATGAAACACCCTTGCAGAATCGGATCAAACTGCGACGATTAAAGGCCAGCGATGTTCCCAAGGAGAAGCTCAACGATCTAAAACGGGTCCAGAGCTTATATCGCATTCCGATCAGTGAAGTGGAGCAAGCACGTAAATCAGTTCTTACTGAGTTCCTGAAAGGTGGAAAATAATGTCTTCTGGAACTGATAAGCTGGTTATCGAAATTGATGGCGATACCGGACCACTCGCCGGCGCCCTCGGTAAGGTTCAGGACGTTGGCAAGAAGGCCTTCGGGGCCATCACTGGAGCCATTGCAGGAGCGGCCGTAGCGGTTGGTGGATTGATTACGTCTGCCATCCAGAGCTATGCGGAATTCGAGCAGCTCACGGGCGGCGTTGAAACGTTGTTCAAAACCAGTTCCGATGTGGTAATCGGATATGCGAATAATGCGTACAAGACCGCGGGGTTGTCGGCAAACCAGTACATGACCACAGTTACCGGCTTTTCTGCAAGTTTGCTGCAGAGCCTGGGCGGTGATACTGAGAAGGCCGCCCAAGTTGCAGACATGGCAGTTACTGATATGGCGGACAATGCCAACAAAATGGGCACGTCCATGGAGGCGATTCAATACGCTTACCAGGGGTTTGCAAAACAGAACTACACCATGCTTGATAACCTGAAACTTGGCTATGGCGGCACGAAATCAGAAATGGAACGGCTGCTGGTTGATGCAGAGAAGATCTCTGGCATAAAGTACGATATTACTAATTTGAATGATGCCTATAACGCCGTCCATGTGATCCAAACAGAATTGGGGATCACTGGTACAACGGCCAAAGAAGCTACTGAGACCATATCCGGAAGTATGAACGCGGCCAAGGCGTCATGGGCAAACTTGCTTACTGGTATTGCGGACGACAATCAGGATTTTGACAAACTGGTCAACAATTTCGTTGATAGCGTGGGGATTGCGGCAGGAAATCTTCTTCCGAGAATCGAAACTGCGCTTACAGGTGTGGGGCAGTTAATATCAGGGCTGTTGCCAGTGATCATGGCAGAAATTCCGGCCATTATTGGTGATGTATTGCCAAGTATTCTCAATTCGGCAATCCAGGTTGTTATGACATTATTGCAAGGCATTACGGATAATTTGCCTTTGATTACTGCCCAAGCGCCATTGATCATGTGGGCATTGTTTAATGGAATCATCTCAATGTTACCGATGGTTGGATCGATTGTGCAACAGCTTATTGGAACTTTTATCCAGGGTTTTTTGATGTACAACGCATTGATTCTGCAATTAGGAATCACGATTGTCACTGCGTTATTACAGGGGATAGCAAAGGATTTGCCGAAGATCATTGATACGGCAATGGAGCTGATCACCACCCTGGTTGAGTCATTGATTACGAATCTGCCCCTGATCCTTGACGCGGCATTACAGATCTTAAACGGTCTCATTGACGGACTTATTGAAAATCTACCTTTACTCATTGCGAGCGCACTCAGTATCATCGAGGCATTAGCCACGGGCTTGATTGATACCATTCCCCAATTGATTGACGCGGCGTTCAAAATCATCGATGGCATTATTGGCTTTCTGCTCGACAACCTACCGATGATTATCCGAGCGG